TTCTAACCTACGAAACTTTGAACGCTTAGTGAATAGATCTTTAAATCTCCACCAAAGTATTTTGTATCTAAGCATTAGGCCAAGTTCCTTCCAAGACCATAATTGCAATAGCTGAATAGTTAAGTAGGTCTACAAAACTATCTCTTAAAGATTCATTCTCAGGTGTTGCACCATTATCTATTAGATGGTTTATACGAGCAGTCTTATCGTGCATACGCACTCTTAATCCATTAAGCGCACCACCTGGTGCGTTAGAGATATTAGTAGGACCATAATCCTTATGCTTAGATAGAAGTAAATTACCTGCATCATCTAATACCTGCCACATATCAGATACAAACTTCTTATTTTTTAGATCAGCAAGATCTCCGACAATACGGGTAGTACCATCTTCCCTTAACTCTTCATACATTAACTGCTCCTAACATCCGTTTTGTCTCTTCTATCCCTTTTGCTAAGTATAGGTCATTTAGATCCATTCCAGCAGGAAGGACACAGATACTTGCATTGATAACTTCTGATGCTACTCTCCTAGAAAACTCAGCTCCTGGATTAGAACCATCCTCTTTAACATCATTATCACCTATAACTAATACCTGTCCATACCCATTCATTAGCTTTGCATAATGTGGTTTCCAAGCAGCAACACCAGGAACACCAACTGCAGGTATACCTAAAGCACCAGTAGCAATGATTGCATCTAACTCACCCTCACATACTGCAATAGTATCTTTAGGTTCTAGTAAAGCATTAACATTAAATAGATGGGTCTTCTGACCAGTAGCCATACCATACTTAGGTTTGCCATCATCTAATCTTCTAAACTTAAAGCCAACACAAATACCAAGAGCAGTAAAGTAGGGTATAGATAACCAACCCTGATACAACTGATGCTCAGGGATCGGATCAACTACTGTACCTAAACTAAAAGACTCAGCTATCTCTTTAGATATGCCACGTTCTTTTAGAAAGGTTGCGGTTTCTACGTTTAGACCCTGCTGGTAGCGAGTGGCCGCTTGTAGATAAGATTTCAATTGCTCTTGCGAGAGCATCTTTAAACTCCAAACTTTCTTTTTCCATTACAACATTGATGGTGTTTCCACCCTTACCGCAGGTATGACAAAAGTATAGGTTCTCCACTGTGTTCATCACTGCTGACTTGCGAGAGTCATCGTGCATCACACACCTAACTGAACTTGCTCTACCCTCTCTTACTTCTCCACCATAAAACTGTACTACTACTCCGATTGGGATTGACTTTGCATCGGTGTCGTTGCTTCGTCTGTTTGTTCGTTTACTTCTTGACCAGTCTTGTCCTGGCATTGCTCTCCCTTATCTAAGCCTTGCATTATCTTAGTAGTGGTTATCTGTCCATTAGGTATTGGCATCTTTATCCTCCAACCATTGCTGTAAGTCTTGGACCACCCAAGCCTGTTCTATTCCTGCACTTCTTCTCTTAACTACCACATAAGATAGTGGTGCTGGTGTTATACCTCTAGCACTAGCATAGTTCTGAGCTTCAACAACTGCTTCTCTCCAGAACTGGGGTAGGTTTAATACCTTTGTATTCTTTAACTCCAAGATAAAAGTTTTACCAGCAACTATAACTACTAGATCACCCTCATCCTTTTGTCCTGATAAGCGTAAGCGCTCAGCATTAACACCCTTAGATCTAAACCACTTCATTACATCTAGTTCAAAGGATGCACCCTTGCGTTTATTCTTTGCGCTCATCTACCTTAACCTTGTTTACTTTGTATGTTTGCTGGCCATCTTCTTCATATACTTCAATAATTCCTGCCTGAATAAGTATAGAACTAAAAGCAGCAAAATCACTTTCCAACTTAGCAATCTTCTTTTTGACATATTGTATCTCCGTATTAGCCATTAACCAACCTTGTCTCTCATACTTTCAAACCTTGCATCTCTACCAAGCATACGACCATACTCATCAGCATCGCTGATCTGACAAGAACCATAGCTAGCAAACAAAGATATGTAATCTTTACCATCTGCGCTGTGCTTACCAAAGCGATTCTTAACTGCAGCAACTCTAAGCAACTGTCCAATAGGTTCATAGCCTAGAGTCAAGATCATTGCTGGTAGTTGAGATACCTTACCGTGAATAGATCTACGATGAGGTGGTTCAGTAGTGGAACCATACTCAGACTGTTCGCTGACGTGATGAAGAACCATTACGCAAGCTTCAGTTTGACTAGCCATATCGTGCAACTCCACCATTATCTGACGAAGCCCAGCCCACTCATTGTCTGATTCTGCTGCCACATTCATTAAGTTATCTATAACTATTAACTCTGGTGGAATACCATAAAGTTCAATATAAGCCTTGATCTCCATCTCTATATCATCTAAAGATGGTGATGAATCAAAGACCCATTGTATGTTCTTTACTTGATCAAACTTATCATCATAGTATTTACTATTCTTAGTTAAGTTTTCTTCCACCAGAGTTTGATTATGACCTGAAATATGTGCTGCAGTTCGCAACATCACAGTAGCTATATCAGTGTCGGCTGAAAAGAAAAGCGTTGGTATATCTGCCTTGATCGCATAGATCAAAGCAAACATAGATTTACCAGCGTTTGGTGCAGCAGCAACCATACAAACTTGCCCTCTTCTAAACCTAATCTGCTTGGACTTTAAATCATTCCAAACATCAGGTAGAGGAGTAGCCTTTGTAGTTGTGCTATTCCAAGCCCTATGTAAATTAAGCAACGTCTGCCTCTCTCAAGGTTATACCTCGTTGTCTGCGAATCCTCTTGCGTTCTATCGCACTAAGACCGCCCCATATTCCAAACCGTTCATTCTTGATGCCCCACTCTGCACACTCTTGCAAGTGGGGACATCTCTTACACATTGATTTTAGTTGTGCTACTAATACTCTGTCTTCCCCAAGTTCGGGAAAGAATAATTCAGTGGAGATTTCTTGACAGAGTGGGTCCTCATAAGAAGCAGGCCCCCGCATTAGTTATCTAATCCAGACTGTATCGCACTTATCTGTTGCACCTTTAGGTGCAGCGCACATCCATCCCTTCCAAGGACCCTTAGTTCCTTGTCCAGATCTAAAGCTCATTGACCCGTGCTTACAATCGGGTGCATCACCAGTTGGTGCAGAGATTGTTGTTGCGCCTAATGCCTTCTTAGCATAGGCAACTGCGCCACCTGTTGGTTGTGCAGTAGCACCAAGTGTGGTGCCAGTAGAAGTAATTAGTGTTGATAGATCAGAGATTGATGTTAGAGATGCCTCTAACTCTGTCTGACTTGTTGCATATAGATTAACTAATGTTCCATCAGCCAACTTATAGTTGATCTGAAACTTAGTTGATTCAGGTGCAGCCATTTATTTTCCTCCAGTTTTTATATTTAATCTAGCGAAAGGTTGTCCCTCCACCTTTGGTACAAAGCCTAGTAGTTTTTCTACTTCGGCTGTGTCAACTGTAGCCCTGCCACTAACAGTTGTCCAGGTTATCTGAACACCACTAGCAGTCTCTCCAGTAATACCGTCAAACGCAGTTCGTAATGAGTCGCGCTTTTCGGTCAGCTCTTTGATTTGTTGATCTAATTGTAGGTACATCAAGGCTGAGTGATCAACATTGTTATCTTCAATAACAGGTAGGTCATCCTTGATACGTTCTTTTTTTAAGCCAGAGCAACCAATCTCACCTGTAGCATCAAAGTACTTACAGTATGACTTGCAGTAATTCTGATCTCTCTCAGGATCTGGTACTACCTCTGAGTCTTTAACTCCCGCTAACCAGTTAAGAGCCTCTTCAGCAATAGCAGGATCATATGGTTCTGAGTGAACTAATACATCTCGCTCATCACCATCTCGGGCTATGGCTACAAGATTAACAGTTCGGACTTTCCCCTTGCCCGACTTGTCAAGCAAGTAGCCATAAACCTGAACTTGCCAGCGCTGTTGCGTTGAAGGAAAGTAAGAAAGGTTTTGTTTCTTAACTGTCTTCCAATCTACAACATCACCTGACTCTGGAATGAATAGATCTATATGAGCCTTCATACCAGAATACTCAACTGCAGTCTCAACCCAATACTTTTCACCCTTTGGATCTACACTGCGTATTGCTTCCTCAATAGTAGCGTGAATAGCAGTACCCATAATCGCTGCTAACTTTAATTCGTTCTCATTAGTTTCAGGTTGATCGTTAAGACGATACCAAACTTTTCTACGGCAACCACCTAACTCTGACGGACCCACCTGTGTCTGTTTAGATCTAGCCCTACCAGCATCTTTAGCCCGTAGTACTTGTAATAGTAATTCTTTTGGGTCGCTCATATGGACATCCATCCTTCGTATTGTGCATCAGGATTGTCCTGTAGCCACTGCTGCCTTAACTTATTCTGCTCTTCCCAATTTATATCAGAGATGCTGACAGATCTCAAGCCATCCTCATAACCTTTTTCATAGGCTTCTTGGATAGCAAACTTCCTAGTCTCTTTCA